AAATAGCCTATTTCTACAATACTATGAGTGTGAGTAGGATATTCGTTACCTTGTTCATCTATTTTAACGCCTAAAGCCTTTATTTTATCTTTAGCTTGTTCTTTGCTATTGAATTCATATTTTCCTGTTTTAAAACTCATCTTATAAACTTGTTAATGTTGCTAATTCTGTGTCTGTTAATGCTTCGTTGTAAATTCTTATGTCTTTACATTTGCCATAAAAAAGATTTGTATTAATACCAGGTTGATGAAAAGATAACTGATTTAATCCAGTAACATTTGTGTAAACAAAACCACCGAAAAGACTTTGGTTAATTCCGTTTAAATAAACAGCCATATCTCCATCTTTAAATCTAACTGCTATTTTATTTATATTTGTAGCATCTACACTTGAAATAATGCATAATAAATTAGATGTACCTAAACCACCTAAATAAACTCTGATAGCTCCATCTGACCTATATTGAATAGATAATGAGTTTGTATATGGGCTGCCTACACCATCTGAAAGGCTTACATATCTATTTGTTGGCTCATTTGCTAACGTTTGCAATTCAGCGTACAAAACACCCTCCTCGGTGTCAAACAAATCACTATTACCACCATTTAAACAACTATCTGCTGACCTTGTTACTGCACTTCCAGTTGTTGGTATGTAGCTTGTAGGATAATTACCTGCTTCTAATTGTGCTCCAAATAATAAAACACTTGTTGTATTATCTCTTTGTGATGTTATAACATTGTCTTGCTCATTAGCGTAAATCGCCAATATACCAGTAGCATCTGCACCACTAACACTAAAAGTTATAGAACATCTATACCAACCATTACCATAGTCTTTTATGTTTGCCGTATGGTCTGGTCTTACATTGCCTAAAGCACCATTTTCTATATCAAAATAAGTATTTCCACTTGATGGTGCAGAAAATCCTCCCGTCCTTAAAGAAATAAAATTTACTTGGTCTTTTTTTGCAAAAACAGAAAACGTGTAAGTTGTGTCTGTTGTTAAAACAAATGTTTTATTTAAAGATACATTTCCTAAACCACCAGCATTGTTATCTATAAACCTATAAGCGTTAAACTCTCCAGTAGGACTTGAAGCGTAGTTATTATTTAAAACAGAGTCAGTTTCAACCCAAAATGTACCAAAATCTTCTGAATAAGTAATTACATTAGTCCTTTGTGGTTCTAATAGTAAAGCAGGACAACTGCCATCTGAATAATCTAAACGTGGCACATCACTTGCTACGGTTTCAATTATACCATCTTTATTTACTCGTGTAGCTGTTCCGGTTCTTGAAAATGTAAAATCGCCATTTCCATTGTTTGGTAATACGCTATATACTTTACTTGCCTTATATGCACTTGGTATAAGTGCTAATGCTGGTATGGTTGCCATAAATATATTATTCTTTTATTATTTTACTAAACCTACTAATGGCTGTCTTAAATTCTTTACTCTTATCAATAAACTTATTTAGTTTATCAATGTTTTTCTTTTTAGGCTTAAATATCTTCTTTTCTTCCATAATCTATATATACCAACCACCAGTGTAGTTTACGTCTTTGTCTGGGTACATCTCTCCTTGATGATTAGATGTGTACTCTGGAAATAAATTAGAGTTCATACATATAAAATCTAAAAAGCGTTTAGTGTAAAACTCAGCAGTATCTCTTGTTCTTTGAACTATGTAATCTACTTCTTCCTTACTTGCACTATCAGAGTTTTCGCTCCTATGCTTATACATACCACCATTATTAATTTGGTAAATAGAATAAGGTATATAAGTGGATTGTGTAAACCAAATCAACATAGGCTTTATGTAGTCTATAAGTAAGTCTTTGTAATTAGAGTTTTCAGCTAAGTTAATATCGTTAGTAATCACAAGTGATTGTAACTTCTTATACAACTTACCACCTAAATAGTTTTGTATATGAGTGTCTTGTGCTATCTCTATAAATTGAGTTATTTTAGTGGAATCAACGTTACCATCTATTATTGATTTCTGCTTTAACTCTTTAACTGTTATAAATAATGCTTTTGTTGCCATATATTATTGATTTTGGTATGCTAAACGTATTTATAGTTAGTGTTGTTATTGTTTTGACCAGACAACTTTGCTCTAAATGCTGATTCTTTATATTTTGTCTGTGAATTAAAAGCCATACTCATAGAATCATAAAAGATACCTGTTTCAGAATTAAAGACTAATTTAGCGTTAGGGTTTTTACCTCCCATCATACACTCAGAACCATTATCAAATCTATTAGCATTATGATTATATTCTACATTGCTCAAAACCCAGGCAAAACCACCTGCTGTTTTCAATTTACCATTAACACAATCTCTTATTGATTGTCTTGCAATATTTGATTGTTTTGATGCTTCTGATATACTTCTATATGATTTAATAAATTCTCCTTTAGAATTATATTGAGAAACAGACTTCATATTCTTCCTGTTTGTTTCTATTGCTTTTTTTATAGTGTTTAAGTTTGGTTTTTTACATCCATCTCCACCATCAGTGAGATTAACTAACCTACCAGTTCCTAGGTCTTTTCTACCTATTTCACTTATTAAAAACATCTCCAATTCAAATGCGTCTTTAACAGATAAATTACTATCTACTATTTCAACAGAATAACCGTGCTTATTAACTATATTACTCCAATATCTATTTCTATCTCTTTTACTGTATGCTCTTGTTTTAGAACCCATACCAACATAAAATATAGATAAATCGTCATTTCTTCTATGTAAATAAACAACCTTATTCATCTCTTGTTGTTTTTTTTAACTCAGACGAAAACGTACTTGGATGTGCGCCCCTATTTGGCATATCGTAAGGTCTAATCCCGAATTCTGGTGGATTGTTAGGCTTATCAAGACCATCTTTATATGCGTCAGTCGGTTCTACTTGTTTACCACTTAATTTTCTGTAAACCCTAACTTCCCAGTAATGTTTACAGTTCCTGCCACCACAAAATTTCAGTAAACTATAATTTTGTTTTTTATGACCTAATTCTCTATTAACACCTCTAAAAGACATCTGATTAATATCCTCTTTTCTAAACACAATATTATTAGATGTTAAGTTTTCCATTCTCTTACAGAAGTTTCTTGACTTAGGATTTTTTCTAACAGGCATATAAGCATATCTAACCTTATACACACCATTATCCTCTTTAGAAGCTAACTTAGGATTAGCATCTGCAAATTCATCAAAATTAAAGCTGTTTTCAGCGTCTTTTAACTCCTCGGAGTGTACTAACTCCCATTCATCAGAAATAGTTTCTCCTAAGCCCTCTAATTGGCTTAAAAGGTCATCTCCTTGCTCATCTGAAAAGTCGCAAAGTTCTTCTTGTTTTTGAGAGCTAAGTTTCTCTCCAGTTTCTTCTTCTCTTTTAATCTTTGTAGATATGTTATCTAACTCAGTAAATTCAATAGGTTGTAAAGTAACAAAGTATAAGTTTAAGTAGATACCAGCTTTAGACAGTATCTCATTTAAACCATTTATTATTTCTTCCTGGAAAGGTCTAATAACGATGTTATCCATAAGTATAGATGCAGTTCTTAATTCCTCTGCGTTGTTACCAAATCCAGTATTGTCTTTAATACCTAATAATATAGGAGATACAATTCCGTGACCTAACATTATCTTCTCTCTACTCTCATCACTCATAAACTGATATTGTGCGTGAGCGTCTGGTAAATGTATAGGCTCTAAATCAGCTTTTGTTTCTGGTGATTCATTGAAAGCAATAATGAACTTACCTGCGTTAGATGTTCCAGAGAATTTGTCGTAAATCTTTCTCTCTAATAATTCTTGAGTTTCCTCTGGAGGCACTCCATTATTAAAGTTTATTAATAAAGATGGTTGTAAACCATTCTTAATGTTATTTATATGATAGTTCTGTACCTCTTGCTCTAATTCACAATATTGTAGACAACCATTGTAATCAACAGGAGAGTAGTAATAAAAACCACTTCTATATGGCTTAATAACATATAATTCCTCTAATTGAGATTTAGAACCATTACCAAATGTAGGTATTCTTTTTGGTTCATCAGAGTTTTTTATACTTGACCACTTAGGATGATAGTAATATGCTTTTATGTTTCCTTTAGCATCAGCTTTCTCTGCTCTCAATGTTTCCATAGGAAAATGAGTTATTTTAAGTACAGATTTCTTAGTCTTATCCCACTTAACCTTAAAAGCACCTTGACCTAAAGCTTTGAAGTCGTGAACAACACGTTTTAAGTGTCTTTCGTTAACTATCTGCTTCATTTTAAGGTATTCTTTAGGCTTTTCGTTTCTGTCTAAAGCTTCTAAACCTCTACCAAAAATCATATCAACGATACCATTAATACATCTTGAATTGGTAGGCGAACCTAAATAGTTCTCTATTAAGTAGTTGAAGTAGTCGTTGTTATCTCCGTATTTAACCCATTCTTTGTTATAAACTTCCTTTATCTCTGGCTTTGTGTAACCAGATAAGTTTACCACAGAGAATTTACTGTTGTTAATTGAATCTTTTTTATTCATTATCTAAAAATATATATTCAGTATTACCCTCATTTTGAGCGTAATTACTATCAGTATTCATTATGCTGAAAAATCTTACTAAATCCTTGTAGATAGGCTTATCATTACTATCGTACATTAAGAAAGATATAGATGTACTGTCTTTAATATCATCAAGGAAGTTTGGGTAGTTAAAAAGACTAAATGCGATTAAACCACCAGACACACTCCAATCGCTTTGATTAGTAGATATAAGCTCTTGGTTAGTTTCCTTGTTTATCAATACAACTTTCGATACTGTTAAATCCCTACCTGTGAACCTAACTGATACAAATGGTAAATTATTTATGTTTGCTATCGTCATATTCTTATAACAATTTTATAGTTAAATCATTTTTGTTTATAGCAAAAAAAAGAGAGAGGTTTCCCTCTCTCCTAAATGAAAATTATAAAAATTAAAAACGCAGTATTAAGGATTGATAACAGAAGCGTTAATAGTAAATCCAGCAATATTATCAATTATTGTTGGGTCAACAAATAAAGCTGGAGATAATTCCTTAGCTTCAAAAGAGATGTTGTAACCATTTAAGTCACCCATAGCACCACCAGTAGATGTGCTTACCATTACCTCGCAACCATTTTGCGCACCTGCTAATCTAAAGTTTCCATTGTAGTCCTCTATGATTATGTGAGGTCTACCATAAGATAATAATTTTAATTCTTTCTGTGTAGCAGCATCTTGTTTCTTTAATACAATACTACCAGATTGTGTCCAAAAAGACGTTCCGTTATCACGAGAGTTCTCGTTTGTTTCTTCGTAGGTGTTGTTTTCACCTCTTAATTCGAATTTATATACATCGACAGCAGCTACTAAAGCAGTAATTTCGTCATCTATACCAAGAGTAAGACCATCATACATATCAGCATTCCAATTAGCTATATATATGTTTCTTAACCCTCCAACAGATTCTTTACAAGCTTCGGTTCTACCATTTGCAATATCACAAGCCATATTTTTATGTTTTTTAAGTTATTGTTTAATAAAAATGAGGTAGGCAGATTGATTAACCACCTACCTCACTATGTTTAATTTAATTAAGCTATACAACTGGTGTGTAAAGAACTACCTCCTCTCCAAACACATAGTTCACGTCAGCAGTAAATCTCATAATGAATCTTACATTTTGCGAACCATCTAAATCAGCCATATCTAATATTTTAAGCTCATTCCAGTCAGAAGTCAGACCTGTACCCATAAATAGGTTAGAAGTTCTTGCAGCGAACATATAATCTGTTTGTAATCCGTTAGCTAAGAATAATGGAACTCCTGCAAACATTAAACCAGAGAAAGCTTGGTTAGTTCCTTTGTTGTCATATCCGTTAGCACCTAAACCATTTGCAGCAAAACCTCCTAATGCAACAGAATATGCTTTAAATACTGATTGAGATACGAAAATTCTTAAATCAGATTCTCCGAATAACTCAGCAGGAATTGCATTGTAAACTTTTTCAAGTTCAGCAATCACATTACTTGCATCAATAGTAAATCCAAGAGCACCACCAGTTACGTCAATAACGTTAACATCAGCAGTTGCACGATTAACTAAACCATTGATTTGGTTAGCAGAATCGTTACCGTGCCAGATTTGTTTCTCCATAGAATCAGCAACTTTAGCAACGATTAAAGAAGTGATGTAGTCTTGGAAAGTAGATGGTAAGTTGTCGTGAGCAGATACACCCATTTCTAAAGCATCAAAGTCGCTTCTGAAATCAGATTTACATAACTCAAGGTTTACTTGTAATTCTTTTGGAGTTAAATAGTTTTCTCCAACAGTTACTGAAGATGTATCAGTAAAGTCACAAGTTCCTGCTGCGATTAAATCACCAACAGCTAAAGTTTTGATAACCTCTTTGTATTTAACATTAGGTTTTACAGTTAATCCACCATTTGAAATGGTATTCCCCTCGAATAAAGCAAGAGAAAGGTACTCACGCATTTTTTCACCTGCGTATGTAGTAGTAATACTTGTTGTAGTAGCCATATTTAATTAATTTTAATTTTTGTTGTTAATTATTATTTTCCCCAAAGTTTTCTAAAAACTCTATCTTGGGTTGTTTCAAGTCTGTTAGAAGCAAATTTTATTGTTTTCTTTCTTTCCACTCCTGCTTCTGGAGAGTGTACGATTTCATCTTCTGTTTCTTGAGAAGATAACTCTACTTGTACGTCTGATGATAACTCAGATGGTATTTTAGATTCCTCTTTCTCAATTTTCAGTACAGCTTCAATGGAACTCATAATTTCAGATTTGAAACTATTAAATTCTTCTTTAGTGATGTATTGAGGTGTAGCTTCCACTTCCTCATCTTTAGTTTCTTCGCTAACTTCATCAGTAGGCATATCTTCAGCCAACTCTACTTCTGATTTAACTTCTTCCTCAGACAATTCAGTTTTTACTTCCTCAATAGCTTCAGTTTCCTCTACTTTATCTTCAGATAATTCAACTTGCTCTTGAGTTTCCTCAACTTCAGTCTTTATTTCCTCAGTTTCAGCAGAAAAAACCAACTTCTTTAGTTGTTCTAAAACTTCTTTTGGGTTCTTCATAAATAAATTGTTTTTATAGTGTTATAACTTTTATTGATTATTTTATTTCATTTTTAATGTATAGTAATGAATATTCTATATGTAATGTATTTTTATATCTCTCATTATGGCGTAGGAGGTGTTGGTGTAGTACCTCCACCATTATCACCTCCATTATCTACATAAGCAGAACCACCCGTGTAACCTATACCTTGCTTCCAATATTCTGGGCAGTTACAGTTAGTACATTCGTCAATAGTATATGTATTTTTTGATTTACAGTATTTAGCTCTCATTAACCTATCATTTCTTTAACAATTTCTATAAGCAAGTGTGCTTCATCATTAGAAAGGTCCTCTATTGGCTTCTTAGAGATAGCTAAGGCTTGTTCTAATGCACTTAATTCCTCTGGTAATACATCTTTAGGTCTTTCAATGATATTGTCAGCAAAGAAACCCTCTATACTAAATCCTTTAACCTTACCAGTCTTTACATAGTTATCCCAAATATCATCATTATCAACTTTTATAGATACCATCCAAGTTCCTTTTGGTAAGCTAAATCCATACTTCTTAGATTTATCCATATCCTCATCTTCTATAATCCAACTCTCAACAACAGATAAACCTCCTATTGATATTTCGTGTTCTAAGGTAGAATTGTTTTGCTTACCTCTCGACAAGAATAATTCAGATGCTCTACGTACAGTATCGTCTGAAAAGAACACAAAGTATTCCTCATCTCCAGAACGTCTGTAAATCTTCTTATTAGGTATTAACGCAGCACCCATAAGTATCTTTTTATCCTTGCTAACCTCAGCAAGTTTTACTTTCTGTGATTTTAAAGCTATAAAATCTTCCTCTATTGCAGGATTTTCAACGATAGAGATGGCTTCTATGCCGCCCCATTCGTTTTGCTCGTCTATTAATAGTTCTATTAAGTTTAGTTCTTCCATATAATTATAACATTTATGTCTTGTTAATATTCTATATTAAAATTCAGCTTGTGTTTGTATCACGTTGTCTAACTGTTGTTGAGATGTAATTTGAGAACTAACAACATAAGCTTGTATTGGTTCTTGCATTTGACTACCAATAGCAGTAGCTACTTGATTTTCACCTGTTGAGCCTACAAGGTTGAAGTCAAAAGTTCTTCCTCCAGCACCCTCAGAAGCAGCACCTCCACCTCCACCAACACCTCCTTTAGAGGTAAGTGTAGTGGCAGCAATATTAGCAATAGCTATACCTGCACCAATCTTGTTTTTAACTATTCTTTTCTTAGCATTTACTTGAGCAGCGGCAGCTAAAGCCATAAACGCAGGACTACCACCAACAGCAGCAGTTGCAGCAGCCATATTTGACCAATGAGCAGCCTCAGCAGTTCCAGCAGCAGTAATCTGTGCGTTAGATGCTTGTGTTCTAATTACAATATCAGCAATAGCAGCACCTTTCTCTAATATTAAAGCCATAGTGGCTAAGGCTTCATTTTCACCTGCTATACCTCTCATAATACCTCCAAGACCTTGTACCCAAGACACATATTCTAAGTTAATGTTCTTTTTGGCTTCTAATTTATCTCTTTCAAGCTCAATTTCTTGAGTAGCTTGTTGTTGTAAAAATACAGTTCTCTCGTTAGCTATTTGTGCTTCAACTTGCTTTAAAGAAAAACCTGCTTCAATCAAATCATTCTTCTTTATTTCAAGTTGTCTAAAGAACTCGGCTCTTTCAGCTTCAGCTATATTTCTTTGAGCTTCTATTCTTTGCTCGGCACTCTCAGCACCTACTGAACTCATAGGTTGATTAAGTCTACCTGCTCTAAGACCTGCACCAAAATCATTAGTCACATTCGCTTGTGACCTCATAGCTTCAAGATTACTCTTGGCAATCATATCGGCATATCTTTTTCTTAGCTTTTCTTCAAACTCAAATCTTTGTTGCTGTTGTCTGCTCTTTAAAGCTGTTAAAGCATCCTCATACTCTCTTTCAGCATCTAAATTAGCTTCTCTAAAGGTCTTATTAGCTTGTGCTATTTCAGCATCTGTTCTTT